GCATCCTATGAAACCGCGGGTGCAGTTCCTGGTGGCCTTCCCGTTGGAGCCTCTCCTTACAACACCGCAGATATTTTGAACCCCGCCAGCCCCTTTGGTGCAGCTCGTACTGCTCAGCTCCTGCAGGGTGATGTGGAGCTTGCCAACATGCGCAAGATGATGCCAGAACTGTTTAAAGCTGCTGAGGCTCGCTCTAAGACTGAATTCCAACGTCAAATGGCAGCAGCCGGTGTTCGCCAGAACATCATGACCGCCGCCAACATGCTTGAGCGTAGCCAGCAAGCTGCCCAACAGATGGGCCTTACCGCAGCCTCGCAAGCCGGTTCCGCATTAACTCAACAATACCAGTACAGCTAATATGGCCGCCATCTGGAGCGATCCCGCGTCACCCTTTTACCAGAAAATTCCTGGCTTTGCAGTGGGTGCCCCTTTCCGGGAACCCGCTCCAGCTTTCGGTAAGGAAAAAACGCAAAAATTACCACAAGTAACGATTCCAACAACGGACTTTTCTAAAATTCCGTTCCCAATGATTGGAACTGATTTCTCCACGGGTTCCCGTGATGTAGATCTTCAAGGTCAGGTTGGATCGGCTATTCCTCCTATGGATCAGGAGGTTCAGAAATACTTGGATTTTTACAAAGCCATCAGTCCGATGCGGATGGCAGAGATGGAGCAGGCCGCAAAGCTTTCTTCACGTTTAACCCGTGAGCAACTTTCTTCTCTGTATCCTTATTTAAGCGCTGCTGGTGCGGAATCCACTGCTCGGAACTTGGCTGCTAGCAAATCTTTCCTGGCGACCAAAGAGCAGATGCCAAGCAACGTTCAGGCAATCATGGCGTCGAAACAGTCTCAAATGGCCACGGCTGCTGGTGCCGAAGCACAGCGTCAGCTGGCTACCGCAGCTCAACAAGAAGCCGCCAAGCGTTTTGCCGGTAGCTTTGCTGGTCAATACATTCAGGTTGCCTGAAATAAACCGCGTTAAACTGAAAGCAGCGAGTCGTTAATTATGGGCGGATCACCACCACCTCCTCCTCCGACAATTGTTTATTCGCCACCGCCGCCGCCGCCGGCTGCTCCTACCCAGGTGCCGACTCAATCACTTCAGACGCAGACTGCGCTGAACGAAGTTAGTGGTGCTCAGCAACGACTCAACATGGAGTTGGGTGCTCAGCTGGACCGCACGAATGCTGAGTTCTTTGCCGGACAGGATATTCGAAGGACTCAGGCTGCTGGTGGTGAACAACGTCTGACGATTGCTGCAACCGGTGAGCAGGAGCGTGCAACCACTCTTACGCGTGGCGAACAAGAGCGGCTGGGTATTGCCGCTACGGGTGCTCAATATCGTGCAGGCCTCGAAACTGCTGGTACCCAAGAGCGTCAAACAGCTGTTACTCGTGGAGAGCAGGAGCGTCTTGGCATCAGCGCCACTGGTGAACAACAACGTCTAGGCATTGCTGCCACCGGAGCCCAGGAACGCCAAACCGCCGTTACTCGTGGCGAACAAGAACGGCTCGGCATTGGTGCTACCGGTGAACAAGCTCGCCTGACGCAATCTCAGCTTTTGGCTGGACAAGAGCGTCAAATCGGTCTGACGGGTGAGCAGCAACGCTTAGGGATCGCCGCAACCGGCACTCAAGAGCGTCTGACTCAGGCCGAACGCTTCACTGGTGAAACCGGACTTACCCGCGTACGTGGTGAAGAAGAACGCCGGGGTATTGTCACGACCGGTGAGCAACAGCGCGAAACTGTTGGCCGCACCGCTCAGGAACAACGGTTAACCGACTTGCAGCAAGAGATGTTCCGGCGCTATAAAGAGCAAAGGGACTACGAGCAAGCTCAACAGCAGTATCGATCATGAAGGACTGGATTCAAGGTTTAACAGACAAAGACCGAGAATCCTTCCTTACATTCTGCAAACGGACTAACTCCCCAATCCAGATGTACCTGTATTCCCGATTTCTCGGGTTTACGGGCAGCATCGTGGAATGTGATGAGTGGTCTAAAAAAGAATATAAAAAACGGGATTTTAATGGTCTTCTAGAAATGGAAATTGACTCCATGCAGCAGGATATTTTTAAGCTGCGTGAGGCAATTGATATGGGGATGGTTAAACAAGATATGGGCACGTCTCGCATCGCAATGATGCAGAAAGAACTTAGAGGCTCAATCAAGCAACTTAACGATGAGAAGATCCTCCTCGACAAACAGGGTTTGATCCTTGCTGGTGCAGACCGGGCGTTGCGGGAGATGTTGTCTATTTTCCGAGATGATCCGATTGAAGGTCCACTCCAAGAGGCTTCGATGGGTGTGTGGACAAAGATCCTGCAGGAAGAATCTTAAAAATTAGTACGCTATGCTACGGGCATGGCAGGCACTAGTATCTACAGCGTTTATCGTCGCACCGCTAGGGCTGCGGCTCAGAAACGAGTTGTTAAACAATCGTCAACTGTAGATGTAGAGCGGGCTCGAAAAGATTTTGGATATTTTTGTGAAGTCGTTGGAGATAAACCACCGGCGACTCACCACAAAGAGTGGCACCAATACTTATGCACCGGTGACGACAGCGAATGTCTGGTTGGAATTGCCGGACCCAATGTGGATATTCTGGCTCCACGGGGTTCAGCAAAATCAACTGTGTTGGGTTTGTTTACAGCTTGGGCAATTGGTATCCACGCTCTAGCCAAAAAACCGCTCAAAATCCTTTATATTTCTTACACCGTAGATGTGGCGCGACCTAAGAGTGCTGCCATTAAAAGAATTATTGAAGAGAGTAAGACTTACTCGGAAGTCTTCCCAAGTGTAAAGATTGCCAAAGGAATCAACTCCAACGAATACTGGAGCATCGATTGGAAATTTGCAGGTATTAAATCTACTGGTGAAGAAGAGTTTACTGTTTGTTGTGCGGGTTTGAAGGGTGCAGTGACATCCAAGCGATCTCATCTTTGTATCATCGATGACGCAATTAAATCCGCAGATGATATTAAAAATCGGGACATCCGTGCAGCCATGGAAGATAACTGGAACTCAGTTATTGTTCCGACTATGTTCGAGGGTGGGAGAGCCATCTGCCTAGGAACTCGGTTCCGACATGATGATATCCACAACACTACATTTACACCCACAAACGACTGGATCCAAATCGTCCAATCGGCAATTACTGTTGATTCAGAGGGTGAAGAAATATCATATTGGCCAGCTCTCTGGTCCCTGGAGTACCTACAGGATCGGCGTCGACAAGCACCAATTGCATTTAGTTTTCAGTATCAAAATCAAATTGTCCAAACCAGTGAGCTCTCTCTGTCTCCGGATTTGATTGTCAAAGGTGCAATCGCAACTCAGTTTGATTCTTTAGGTGTTGGGGTTGACCTGTCTGCAGGCATCCGTGAACAGAATGACTATACCGTCTTCGTGATGGGTGGACGTGTGGGGCAGAAGATACACATCATCGACTGCAAACGAATTCGGATTATGGGCAACCTGGAGAAACTAGAAGCCCTCATGGAAATGATGGAAGAGTGGGGCGTTGTACATAAGGACAACAACAGGTATTTCCCCACCGGATCAAATATCGACATCTGGTCTGAAGCAGTTGCATATCAGGCATCCTTGGAGGCGGATTTTAAACGTATTTGTCTGGGAGACCACGGACTGTACAACATGAACTGGCACGCAATCAAAGGATTCCGTGGGGACAAAGTCGCTCGTTTCCGGGGAATTATGGGTTTGTTTGAGCAGCGGAAAATTATTTTTAACAAGTATCGGAGATTCGGACCACTCACCGACGAGATCGTTAACTTTGGTGTTAGCTCGCACGACGACTGCGTCGACGCTCTCGTCTGGCTCTGTAATGGCCTAATGACCAGGGGCAAGCTGGAGCTCGAATTTTAAATTTAGGAGTAAATAGGGATAAAGTATTTTGGACCTAAACTAGGAGAATCCATTTCCAATGTCCACCAGCTATTACACTATTGAGCTTGAGCAGGACGCCTACGGTTCCGCAGTAATCCCTCTGCCTGACGAACTGTGCCATGATATGGCTCTTCAACCGAACGAACGTTTCGACGTTGAAGTTGAGGATGACACAATCACACTCAAACGGATTGCCGCTGGCTACGATATTGAAGAATAAACTGAGATCCAGTAAAACCGATGAGCGATAGTACCAAATCCACCCTCGACGCCATCCTCAAAGCGGTCGTCACAAGGGATGGTACTGGCCCAGCAGATACCATGCTGGTGAATGCCCACTTGTCCCAAATGAAAATGTTTGGGATTCGGCAGGGTGTCGAATTCTATCCGGCTCAAGATAATTTCGGTACGCAGCGATTTGACTTCATTCAGCAAGTCATTAAATTCAATAAATTAGATGCACGACTCGACTCCATTTGGGATCGATTTTTAACGTACGGTAAAGGCCTTTTTTACATCCGGCCCACCAAGAAGACTTATCGCCTGTACTGGTTCGATAAAGATTCATATCGAACCTATTATTCAACCGAAGGTGACTTGGAAGAGGTCATCATCATTTATCCGTATAAAGTCAAATCCAATAAGGGCTTCCAGGGTGTTGGCTTAAATACTGATAAGCGGTATATGCGTCTGCGCATCACCGCAACTGAAATTGAAGAGTTCCACAGCGAACAAGAAATTACCTTTGATATGCCGTCGTTGGAGTACGGC